AAACAATAGTCCCGCGCACAGTAGCAAGTAAAATGCAACACTGACATAACTGACATAGGCATAGGGACCTGCTGAATAATTCCCCTTCGGTGTCCGGATATATTCGATCGGCAGCAACACCACCAAATAGTGCAAATCCGAACTCTGTGTTCTTCATCAAACACACCTTTGGATTTGTTTATAGGATAGAGAACGCTGATTGAATCGGCGTTCTTTTTCTTTGCCACGGGACGAGATGAAGTAGTTAAAGTAGTTGTTTTTCGGTTTTTGCGTAAACTTTCACCTAATACGCGCGTACTTAGAGGAAGTTACACGCAAAAACGGATTTTCCACTACTTTAACTACTTGAACGGGGTTAAATCAGCTCTTTTTCAGTTCAAGGACAGCGGACTCAATCAGCTTGTCAATGGTGTCGGAGTCGAGCTTATAACCCTTGCTGTTCAAGTATTCCAGTACATAGGCTTTCTTCTCCGCGCCGCGACCCGCACCGTTGTAAATCATTTCTGCGGCTTCGACCGCAACTTTCGTCCACGCCTTGATTTTCTCGAACTTCTCAGCGTCTACTTTCTCTTTCAGATAAGGGATAAGGAAAGTGGTAATGACTGCTACGAGCAGGGTGATAACAGCGGAAACAACATTGGTAATGTCAGTCATGGTGATACCTCCTCAGTAATTTTCAGAAAAATGTGTTTCGTTTGGTGTGACTTTGTTTTGTCTCATCAATTTTATACGATTCTCGACCTTTGCTTTTGAGTAATAAAATCCCGTTCCCGTGGCAACTTCGGCGGCTACTGACGGTATGAGGTAGGCAAGCGGCGAAAGGTCGAGAGTGCGCCAAATCATTACCATCGTAAAGACGATAACGACAGCGTTGATAATTCCCGCCACGATAAGAATTTTCTTTGAAAATTCTTTCGGTGGCTTTTTCTTTACCCTCCGCATACCGTCAACCTCCTTTACGCTTTGGTGAAAGAGTCGCGGTCAACCCAACCGTAGACCGTAGACCCTCCATCAGCATGGACAAGATGATAAGGGTGTTTGCCCTTTGTGTAGATTTGCGTGATTTTCGCCTTACCACCCTTGCAGGACACCGCTCTATCGCCGTTGGAGCTTGCGTAGTGCGTTTTCCCAGTGAACGAGACATAATCACCTACCTGCGGTGTCCACGCGCTCTGAGAGGGCGTAGAAGCGGCAGAAACGACACTCAGATACTTCGTGTTGATAGGACTGCAAATCGCGTTCTTCCCGTCAACAGACTTGTCGATAATCGCCCTGTCACCGCTGACCTCACGGACAATCCAGTTCTTTGCTTTCACCCAAGCAGGAATTGCCTTGCCGCCGTAGTAAGTAGCCGTGGAGGAGATTTTAACGGTATCTCCTGCCTTGACAGAACCGGTAGTGGGCTTGTCCTCAGTAGGGGTATCAACCGCCGCGCCGAGCCGCCTGTTGACCTCTGCCGCGATTTCGCCGTGACGGTTATACAGATAATCGCCGGGGCAGGACTTGTTTGCATAATCGCGGTGAACGGTCATATTGCAACCGTCAAGGTGATTCATACGCTTGTTCTTGTCCGTACTCCACACGAGCTTTTTGATACCGTTACGGCGGCAAATATCGGTCACAAGGTCGAGCATTGCGGCATACGCCTTATCGTTCACCGCGTAAGGGTGTTTGGTATCACTTGCGACCTCGATGGTGATAGCGCGGTTGTCGTTCGCCGCACTGGAAGTACACCAAGAGCGGTCTTTCTCCTCGACATACATACCGATTTTACCGTCCGCACCAACGCCGTAGTTGGAGCTTGCCTGTCGAGAGGTCGGGGCAAAGACATTGCCGAGCGTTTCCACAGAACACTGTCCCACGACACAGTGAATGGTAATGGTGTCGATTTTGTTCTTACGCGGACTCGTCTTATTGGGAGAAATCCGCGTATAGCTTACGAGAGGGCTGTTACTCATCTTCGTCTTCTCCTTTCCCGTTACTCAGTTCGTCCAACATTTCCGGCGTAATTTCTTCGCCGTGAATCTGAAAATACGACTTTTCTTCCATCGGTTTAATCCTCCTTGTCCTTGAGTGAGAGACGGTCAACCTCTTTCATAATCTTTTCGGCAGTACCGTTTCCACCCAATTTTTTATACGGTAAGTATAAATAATCATGCAGGTTCTCATATTCGTCTTTGGTGATATACCCGCGCTGAATATAACACTCACCGAGATAGCAAATGCGGTCGTGTCCAAGACCTTTCAGCATTTGCCCCTCCGCGCTGTCTTTAGACTTTTTGCTTTGAATAAGACTTGTGAGGAACGCCCAAAAGCCTGTGCTTGCAAAGACCGCCCCTACAATGCTGATAATCAGTGTGCTTTCAGAAACCATTTAGCTAAATTCCTTTCGTTTAATGTGAGGATTTACATTTACATGACCTCCCAATTACTATCGTCCCACGCGGCGGTAACGCCTGTCTCGCCGACCCAAACCTTACGGACACCATCATGGACATAGAACCCGTTTGCGATAAGAGCCATGCTTTTTTCCCATACAAAGGGGTTATCGGCAGTGCCAACAGGGTTTTCCTGCTCTTGATACTCCTGCCGAACCAGTACCTTGTTGACAAAGTAGTTCAACCAGTCAAAGCCGATTTTGTCTGACTGCGTAATGGAGGTGGTGATACCTCCTGCCGCTTCCACGGTGTCAACGATTTTCTGATTGCTGTCAATCTGTTCCTTGAGCTTTTTTGCGCTTTCGATATAAAGTTGTGCCATTATCTGTTCACCTCCAAAATCTCAAGAGCCGCTTTCATGTCCTGCACAATGCTTGCGCTTTCGTTGACCTCAAGCGTTCTGCCAGTGATGAGCCAATCGCTGAGATTGTTCTCGATGTCCTCTCGCAAGCCCTCACGGTTTTTCAAGAGGAAAGTGTACTCATCGTACTCGAACATGGTGACAGAGGTTTCCGTCTGCGGGTCAATGTCAGTGACTTCTTTGATGTTTTCACGCAGTCTGACCTCTACATACCCCTCCAACGGCAGGTAAGACTCCATCGACAGGGTTACGGGGGAGACATTTCCTTTTACTCTCATTTCTGACTACCTCCTTTAATTTTCTGATTTTGACTGTATCGTAATATTTCTTTTTCATACCGAGCGAGTCAGTATGCTTGAAACAGGAACACCGTGACAGGAAACCTGCCGCCATACGGAACGATACGACTCCGTTTCGTTTTTGGATTTTCCGAATGTGGCGGCTTTGTCGCATAAGAGCGAGAGCGCGTCTTTTTCGTATGGTCGTGGTTCTGATACCGAAACAGCGACCTACAAAGTCAATCTTTCGTCCTCTACGGTGCTGTCTGCTCTTGCAGTTTCGTTGAATACGAAATAACTGGTAATCGTGCTTTATCTCCAAGCCGAGTTTTCCGACAAACTCCATGACCGCGTACATGGCTTTTCGGAGCTTCCGCTTATTATTGTCAATCAAGACTAAATCATCGGCGTAGCGGACATAATAGCGTATACCGAGAGTTTGCTTGATGAAATAATCCAACGACTGTAGATAAAACTCCGCAAGCCACGGCGAGGTATAATTCCCGATGGGTATACCGTGTCCGGGAGAGCTATGGTACGAGTCGATTACCAAATGGATAATACCAAGTGCCTTTTTGTCCTTGATTTTCCGCTGTAAATGTTCCTTGAGCTTGTCGTGCGGGATTGACGGATAGAACTTGTGAATATCCATCTTCACGCAGTATTTCGCGTGTTTGATGTCTCGCATGGTCGCTCGTTCCACTCCTTTGGCGGCGCGGTCAATCCCTCTGTTGGGGATATTAGCACAGCTCCAATAATAGGAAGATTTCATAATGAGCGGCTGTAGCACCTGCACAATAGCGTGATGGGCGCATTGGTCGGGATAGAACGCAGGAATCTGTAACTCCCTCTCTTTCCCCGACAGACCGTCCTTTATGATACGAGTCCGATACGGTGAGGTGAAATCCAAACGAACCAACCGCTCAGACAGGTCTTTCGCGTAGAAATCCAAATTATCCATGACTTTTTGAACATTTCTGCGCTTTTTCTTGTGCTTTGCGGCATTGATGATAGCCAGTCTGCAATTTTCTTCTGAAACTATCTGTTCGTGTAGAAAGCCAATTCTTTTCATTGCTTTTGTTTCTTATAGGGGTTTCAAGAGACTTACTAACCCTATCCCTCCAAACTATTTTTTACCAATGGGTACGGCGAGACAGTATCTTGTATAGGTTTGTACTGTATAACAAAAGTAGGCGCGACCCAATGTTCGAGTTCGAGTTGGACGAGTCATTGTTCAAATTAGCCGTAAAGAGACCACATTTCGAGCCATTGTTCCAATTACCGCCGTGTTGGAAGACGCGCTTTTACTGTTCGCCTTATAAAGTTCTATCTGTTTTGTATCGACCCACTTATGCGGGGGAGAAAATCCCCCGCACCCCCTTAGGAGGGGATATAAAGCAGGCGCGACCCAACGCTCGAGCCCGAGACGGACGAGTCACCGTCCAAAAAAGCCGTAAAGAGACCACACCTCGAGCCACCGTTCCAAACACCGCCGCGATGGAAGACGCGCCAACCTGTAGAAGACCAACAAGCGTCACAATCATAGGTCGTTTCGCTTCCGCTACCTGCGGCAGACGGGAGCATGACATGAGGATTACTGCCAGTGTCAAGACCCTCCTGCGTAATATAACTGGAAGACCAGTTGGTTGCACCCTTAAAGGAAAGGGCGGTGTAGTTCGTAGTGGTATCGTCTGCGTACTTGGACGGGTCGTTGCACACATAGTAAGTGCCGTTGTTCCAGTTGACACCATCGACCCATTCCCACACATTACCCCACAGACCCTCGATACCGCGCCAAACCACATCAACCTTGCCGTCTGTTCCGGCAGGTCTGCCCGTGAGGTTGCTTACGCTGTTGCAAGTACCCGTGCTGAGAGCCGAGCTATTACTGTCGCAGTAGCCGCGTCCGATAACGCTCTGCACATTGTTGTTGGCGAACTCTACGAGAATCAACATCTGAATAGCCGAGAGGGTGGAAATGTCGATAATTCCCCAACCTGTACCTTTCGCCTTTGCATTGGTACGCATGGTTGCTCTCGTCTGATTTACCAACGGACTCGCGCCGGAAGCGGACTTATTACCACTCGTGGTCTTATACGCACCGACATAGATATAGTCCTTTGCCACACCGCCGTGATTGAACGCGGGGTGAAGCGTGAACCCGCTCGTGGCTTTATCCGCAATCTTGAGATATTCCACATTTCCACTACGGTAACGACGATACCAAAACTTAGGGATTTTCACCATCACATCTCCCGTGGATAAGGTTTCACGGACAATGCCGCTCCAAGGGTAACAGTTGTTGAAGTCACTCGAACCTGCTGTAGTACCTACGGTTGCGGTAGCAGTCTTGCCGACAGCGGAATCCGTTCTCGCCCAAGCGGGAGAGGTAGCCGTAATATCCCGGCTGATACCGTAGATTTTTACGAACGACAGCTCCACACTGCGAGACTGCCCGGAGGAAGTGATAGATACTGACTTAGAGTCTGTATCAGAGCCGGAAACCGCCTTTACCGTCCATGTGCCGACATTATGCACTTGGAAAGTGTGACTGCCGGAGGTATTAGGGGCGGTGTACTTTGTACTTCCACACTCACAGGTGCAGGTCGCTCCTACGGGGTAGGTAACGGCAATCGTAGCCGTGAAATAGTAGTAGGTTGCGGTGTAGTTCGAGGTCGTACCTGCCACAGAAACTTTCGGCGTAGTGTTATCCGGCTTGCTGTACCCGTCCTCCGCACCGTACTCGATATGATAGGTATGACCGATAGGCACGACAAAGGAAGCCGTTTTCTTCGTTTTGGTGAGCGTTGCCGACTGCGTAGACGCAGACTCCGTTTCATCGACACAGGTGACTACCACACTGGAAAACGCGGAATCATCGTCAATAGAAATGGTGACATTGGCGATTTCACCTGCGGCGGGAGTTGCGTCCGCTCTGTTTGCCGCATTGCTCGACAGGTTGTAAACGCCCTGTACGGAATAAGGGAACGCGGAAAAATAATACTTTCTACCCTTGGTGAGTCCGCTCACCGTAAAGGGTGTGTTGACATACGCGCCGAGATTGGTGTTGTTTACTACAAGCGTCCCCTCTGAGGGCTTTGTAGGATAACCAGTATCGCTCATGCGAATCATTACACCGCCCACAGAACAAATCAGATTGTTGTTCGCGTCATAGCTGTCGGCGGGTTCTTGGAACTTCAAGCCGATACTGGTCGCGGAAAGCGAGTATGCGATAAAGCTCCTCATGTTGTTCGGGGCTTGCCCGATTTTCTGCAACAGACTGTCAACAGTCCATTTTGCTTCTGCCCAAGACATTTACACTACCTCCTCTGTGATGTTTAGACCGTCTGCACTGAATGTGATGGTCTTAGTGTTTACGAGGGAATAACTTCCGTTTGACTCTTTCTTATAGAGCTTTTGCGTGATAACTGTATCGGAAGTGAACACGGTTTCGATTTTCTTGTTTCCTGCCGAGTCGATTTCCGTGATGGTCTTTCCATCGGCAGAGAAAGTAGTTGTGCGCGGGTCAAAACCGTCCGTTTTGGTGTCGAGAGCAGTAATCTGATTTTGCAGATTTCCGGCAACATCTTCTCCGAGCTGACTCTTGACGAACTCGAACCAAGTCGTGAATAGTGCCTGTTGCTGACTCTCAAAGGTGTCCATTTCCGTGCGATAATCGGTTTTAAGGGAGTTAATTACATTGTCCCCCTCCGCTTCCAAAGCAGTAATATATGCGGTAAAACCGTCCTGCTTGGAGTCCGCTTCGTTCTCAAAAAGCCCTTTCTGTGTGGTGAAATAGTTCTGAAACGCTTCGTACAGGTCAGAACCGTTTTCTACCATCGACATAAGGGTATTGAGAGCTTCGTTCATACGGTTCGCGTCTCTCGCGCCAAAAAAGGACTTTTCTTTGTTGCTGTAAGCAGTCACATCTTGGAACGATACCGTACCGTCCTCATTGGTGATGGTGTTGTACCGTTTTAGACCGCTCCACACAGCGTCCGTATAATTTACGGGTAACAGTTCCCAAGACATTTACAGGTCTCCTCCTCTCATTCCAAAATTCCAAGTGAACATTCTTCTCCCCTCAGACTCATTGGTGAGTCTGTCGTAGAGGTCAAGTATGGCGCGTTCCAACCGATTCAGCTCTGCAAAATCCATTGTGTTGCCGTTTGCTACATAGGTCGGAGGGTTGCCATACGACCTCTTGAGAGTTTTGTTGTTGATGGTTTTCAGATTTTCCTCAAGCTGATTGATTTCATCAGCATAGAAGTAATCCGAATAGGTACGGTCAGCACCGAGGGAGACGATAGAGAACTCATCGTACATCTTGAGAGCCAACTCACGCAGATAGGTGAGGTTGTTCTTGATACGGTTGAAATCGACCGCGTTGAACCTGTCTCCCGTATATACCCCATCGGAGGGGTTTGTGACACCGTACCAGTCTGTTTTAGGCGTTGTCCAAGCCATAACTAACCTCCTGTTCTACGAGCCGTGACCTTACCCGCAAAGCTCTGATTGAAAATGATGGTGTGGCGGTAGATGTTTACTTTCATATCAGACTGGAACTCGTTCTCTTGGTAAACAATATCGTTCACATCAATTTCGGGATTGCCGCGAGTGTCGTACTCATACTCGATGCCGGACTGATAATAGTCACCGAGCCAGTCTGCGAGGTCTTGCGCCATTCCCATATCGGAAATAAGAGGGTTTTCCCACTTGATTGTCTTTCCTCGATTATTGAGCGTTTTTGTTGCATAACGCTCTACAATTTTGTAGCGGTAGCCGGAAATCTCCAAGCGGTAAGTACCTGTCACTGTAAACTTGACGGTGATGTAGTAGTTGCCCGACTCCAAAATGGAAACACCGCCCGACTGATTTTCCAGTGCGGCAGAAAAGCCGTAGGAGGGTTCTCCCACGAAAAAAGTCTCCACCTCACCCGCCGCGACCGTGACTTCTTCGCTGACAAGATTTTCTTGCTGATTGCCCGTCTGATAGCTGTAGCAAGGAACAATTATCTCCTTGACAAGCTCCTGCTTGATAGCTTTCGGGGAGGAGGTCATATCTGTGCGGGTCATAGTGAAATCCGTAATATCACCAAAGCTGAAATTATTCAGCACGATACGGCTATAGGGTTCGGCGGTCTTTGTGAACTCGATTTTCATAACATCGAAATCGTCAAAGTCCGTGTGAATGACCGTGTTCTTGCTGATTTCGTCAGCCCCGACTTCGTACTCCGTTACGAGCGTCCCGTCATTGTAGGTTCGGATTGTAAAAGCTGCCGGAATCGAGTGTCCGAATACCAGTTTTACACCGTAGTACATACACGCAACTTCCTGTGTAAGCGTAACAACGGGGTTGGTGGTGAATGTTCCGTCCGCTTTGGATTGCACCGCTGACACGAAACCCGTATTCAGTGTGGCATTTCCAAAATTGCGGGGCAGGAAGAACATTTTACCGTCTGCCGTGGTATAGTTCTGAGCAAAGGTGGCGTACTCATCTTTTGCAGTACCGTCCATAATCTTTGCAACATTGGAATAGGTAGCTTCCGCGTTTGCACTTGCCGCCGCTTCGGGAATGAAGTTGGACTTAATCTGAATACCGCCCATACGGGTTTGTGATAGAACACACCGACAGGCGTTTGCGATAATCTGCAACGCTTCCTTGTGCTGAACGCGAGGAATGGGGTTTTTGCTTTTCAGATTTTTCAACTGCGGGTCGATATAGTAATCGGTCAGTCCTGCGTCAGCCAGTACCTCAAGAGCCAAATCGTAATAGCTCTTACCTGCACTGCGGTACAGTCCTCTGTAGAACTCCGCGTCCATACTGCGGAACACATCTTGACAGCGGATAGTGGCGGTGTAATCGTCCGACTCCCACTCCGAACACAACAGGCGGTTTCCGCGAATCCATTCGACCTCTCCCGTAGGGAGCTGATAGCCGTAGTAGATTTCCATTTCCTGTCCTGTTTCAAGGAAGTTGATAGCGGATTTCGGGTTATCTACATTAAAGTAGTGGTCGTAGTTCTTGAGCTGTACAGAGAAATCAATCTGCGGCACATCTGCCCCGATGGGCGAGACATAGCTCTCAAGGGAAGAAGCCATTACGGAATCATTGTAGTACACGAGACCGTAACCGAATCGGATAGAGTAGATACGCACCCGACTATGGGGATTCTTCATACTGTAAACGACCAGTTTCACCGAGGTCGTATTTGTCAACACTTCTTCGGTGCTGAACAGCCCCTCCGTATTATTGCGAAACTCGACAACCTGTCCGCTACTGCTCATCAAATCGAAATTCACAGGGTAATTCTCACCGAAATTGATAGTAATACCCTTGAAATCCGTAGCGGGAACATTGAGATTGATTGTAAGCTCGAACTGTGCTTGCGTAAGGAGCTTGTCGCTGATAATGCCTGTGTCAAGGTAAGCGTTGGAAGCGTTCTGCCGTGGGAGGAAGAACATCGTCCCGTCAACTTTGGTGAAATTCTCCTCAAGGGTAGCGTAGATGGTATCATCGGTCTTTTCGGACAGGATATTTGCGGAGTTGGAGTAGTAGGTGAAATCACCCTGCTCAACCTTTGCTTTTGCCTGTGCTTCTTGATTGAGCAGACCGAACGAAATCATAATATACGCTCTCTCGCGGAGAGAGGATTTCATGCTCTCTTTATATGCTTTTGAAACCTTTTGCACAAAATCCCCTCCTTACTCTCCGCAGTCAATCAGATTTACCTTGCAATTTCTGTAGTGTGTCGGTTTCCCGTTTTCATCGACCCAATAAGGTTCTGCGGTTCTATCGCCGCAGTACATTTTGATGGTCTTGAGGGAGTTCGACACCGGGTCAGTGAAAGTCACATATACGAAAAAGTGACTCAATACATTTAATATCTGCGCCCACTGGTCGGCGGTGAGCCAAGACCATTCAAGACTATCAATCTTGTACTGGTCTCGACCCACACGCTGACCGACTACCGCGCCGTTGGCATTTCTACCCGCGTCTACTACCGTAGTCACCGTGGGGCGTACTCCTCGCTTCGGAGGAGGTAGCTCATAACCGTTGATTGCCAAATAAGCCATTCTCACCCCTCCTTATCGTGCGAATACATAGCCGTTGGCTTTTTTCTGAGTAGTAACCGCGTCATTGACAACACGGTTGCCAATCTGAACAACGGTCTGTTCCTGCTTGTCAGCTTGCCTACGCATATCGTCTGCCATCTGCGACAGGGTAGGTTCGATATACTCTCTGTAGAACTCCTCCATTCCCTCCTTGAAGCCCGTTGCAGTAACCGTGCTGTGCGCCGCCACATCAGCGGAAACAGACTGTGCGAACGAATCACTGCTGTAGTATTTCAGAGCGGAGGTGTCTACGGCAAAGCTCATGGTCGGGTTTACGCTTGTAAACGAGTTCGCCCAATCCGTCACAACGCCCTTTGTCGTGCCGCCGAGGTTGGCGATACCGAGGTTGTAGCCGAGAACAGTGTCCTCACCGATACGCATAAACCGCTTGGACGGGGAGTTGGAGTCCAACGCCGCTTTGTATGCCGCCGCCGCGTCATTCGCCCAACGCCGCATATACGGTCGAGTCGTATCGTAGAAATCGTTGATACCGTTGTTGAAACCGTCAATAACATCTTTCGCAATGTCATAGAACACCTTGTAAGAGACAATTTCCGTAAAAGCGTTCTTCACGGTATTCGCAAACGATACCATACCGCTCTTAGCCGTAGCGTAGTTATTGGTGATACCGTTGTTGAAACCGCTGATAACATCTTTGGCGTAGTTGCCAAAGGTCGTGCGGTTGATAGCACCAAAGGACGCGGAGGTAAACCAGTTCTTGAGGTTGGAAGCCCAAGAGATAAAGCTCGACTTGCAGGTTGCCGCGTTGGTGTTGAGAGAGTTCTTGAACCCGTCCACCAGTGTTTTCGCCGCATTGGAGAAGTCAGAGGACTTAGACTTGATACCGTCCACAAAGCCCGTGACGAGCTTCTGACCGACTTCTTTCATGTTCACGAATACGCCGGAGGACAATTCCACATTGACATTACAGAGCGTTTCCATCTGCGACAGAAAGTCTCTGTACGAGGTGAGCAGGTCGATTGCCGTTTTCAGTTCCGGCACAGCCACTCTCAGCTTCTCATTGAGACTGGAAGTTTGGTCGTAGATGTTCTGCACATCGTCAGCCAGTTTCTCAACAGGGTCTTGTGTGAACCAACCGATAATGGTGTCAATGGTCGCGCTCAGTCCGGCAATAGCCGAAACCTCCGTGTACCGCACAACTTGTCCGGCGAACTCCGTCATAAAGTCAACGAAATCGCTCATGTTGTCGGACAGCGTAGGCAGTTTGCCGTTGAGGTCGTTAAGGGCAGGAGCGAGGTTGTTCCCAAGCTCGTCTGCGGTAGCGACCAAGCTTTCACAAAACAGCACGAACGCCGCCGCAAGCTCTACCAACAGAGTCGTACCGAGTCCGATAGCCAACGGGAGCAGACCCGCGCTTGCCACAGTAGCCACGCCGAGAGCGGCAGTCACCACGCCGATACCCACGAGCAGAGCCGTACCGAGACCGATAGCTGTTGCAATGGTTTCCCCGTTATCAAGAACAGGTTGCCACGCTTGCCCGATTTCGTCCAAGCCCTTGCCGATAGCCCAAATCTCTACGAGGAACAGCCCCGTTGCAACACCCAACTCCGCGAGGATTGCTGTGCCGAGGGCAATGTTCACGATGAGCGGAGTACCGACAGAGCCGAGCAGAGCCGTTACCACTCCGATAGCCGCCAAGATACCGACACCGATACCCATAGCCGCCGCGACCGTACCGCCGTTGTCGATTACGGGTTGCCACGATTCACCGACCTGCGCCAGACCCTCACCGAGCAGAATGATTGCACCTGTGATGAGGAGTGCCGCCGCCGCGACTTCCGCAACAATTACGATACCCAAGCCGAGATTCTTTGCGAGAGAGGTAAGGTTTGGGGACAGCTTCGTGCTGACCGTGGTATCGAGAGTTTCTGTTGCTGTTGCAACGGTCGTGACCGCTTCGGAAGCCTTACCGATAGTAGCGACCTCCTTGAGCTTGGAGAACACATCTAACGCCATAGCGAGACCACCGAGGACTTCCAGTGCGCCGATAATCAGCGTCACCTTATCCACGCCGCTCCAATCACCTTGCTTGATTGCGTCCCAATTCGCGCCAATCTCCGTGATGATGGAGGTGAAGCCTTGAATAGCCAGTCCCCAAGCCGCCACCTTGAGATTGCCAGTAAACACACCAATACCGATTGCAATGTCGGTAAGACCTCTGATAGCGGTATTGGCGTTATCCCAATTTACACCGCTTTCGGAAATGTCCTTAATTGCGACAGCGATTTCACCGATACCCTGTACGACCTTGAGCGCACCGCCAATCTTGAGATTGCCGAGAATAATCAAGCAGTCACCGATTGCACCTGTGAACTCACTAATCATACCGACAACATTTTGGAATGTTGCGCCGTTTTCGAGAAAGTCTTGGAAATATCCGATGAACTCATTAAGGTCGGACAACAGCCCAAGTGCGCCGAGTCCCGCCCAACCTGCGCCGAATCCCTTGAACGAGGTGATATATTTCACGAAATCGGCAACGCTCTTTGCGATTTTCCATGCCGCGAGACCTGCGCCGATAGCACCAACGGTCAACAGGATTTTACCGAGACGGGTATCGAACAGGTCAGCCCACGAGTCGAGCTTTTCATTGAGACCAAGCCACTCCTTGATTTTCTCAACAATCTCATCAACCTGTGTTGCTACGAGTCCATCGAAAAAGTCATAAGTTGGCAGGTCGAAATCAATACCTCCACCGCCACCAATGTCCCCGATACCCGAACCGCTACTGCTCGTATCTTCGGGAGGAGAGATAATGTTCAGCTCGTCAATACCGAGCAAAGCATTTTTCAGCTCTTTCGCCTTTTTGGTAGCGTTACCAAGACCGTCACCGATGTCCTGTGTACTGTCGGCAATCCCGCCAACAGACGAACCAATACTTGTGTACTTACTACTGTCGAAGAAGTCCGACATTTTGAAGCCGAACAGTTTACCAAGTGTATCAACAATCAAGCGAATAACTTTCACGACAGCGATAGCTACAGGCAAGATTGCTTTTAACATGGGTAGGAACAAGTTACCGATTGCACGAGCGCACTGTTGCAACTGCGCTCTTAAAATGCGGAGTTGGTTGGCAGGAGCGTCCAAAGTCCTCGCAGTATCGCCTTGAACAACCGTAACCTGTTTCATCAATGCAATATACCGCAACTGCGATTTTTCAGCTTGTGTCATTTCGGTATACGATTTTGTGTAACCATTTGCAAGCGCATACTCCGACATAGCCGTATCGCTCATAGCATTACCTATGTTTTCGATGGAAACAGCATAGTTGTCCGCGTCCAATGCAATCTGTTTCAATGCCGCTTGCGAAAGGTCATAACCAACCCTCCGAACAGGTTCGAGTTCTCCGGCGAAAGCAGACTGTAATTTTTGCATGGACTCCTCGTAGCTAATATTGAAAAAGGACGCTAAATCATACCCAAGCTGAGTCAAGTTCTGACTCATTGTGTATGCCCTATCGCTTGCTACGCCAAATCCGCTTGCCAAGGTCATAAACACGCCTTGGTTTCTCATCCATTCGCCGGGGTCAATACCCATTACATCACCAACACGCTCGGCAAACATTTGAGCTTCACCCGCATACTCACCCATAGACGCAGTGAACAGGTTCAAATCTTCAATGTACTGGTTGGACTTATTGATAAATCCTGCCAGTACAGACGCGGCTTTTTTGACCGCTATAACCGCAATACTGATTTTCGCGGCAAGGTTCACATAGCTTGTGGACGCTTTATCGTTCGACTTCGACAGATTGTTTGTACTGGTAATCAGCTTTTGGATTCTCGCCGGAAACGCCGCAAACCCGCTCGAAATGGCTTGCATTTGCGTAGCGAGAGGGGCAAAAGCGTCTGCCAACTGTTGAACCTGTGACGCAAGTTCCCCGATGTTTACCGTCTTTAGAGACTGCATGAGAGCGGGGATTTTGCCAAGCTGAGTCACAAACGAGGTAAGGTTGTTCTTACCCATCTGAGAAAGTGGGGAAAGAGCAGAGACCAGTTCGGAAATCTGTGTTCCCAACCCGCCGATGTCCACACCGTTGAGACCCTGTACCGCTTGCGGCAACCGCTGTAGCTGAGAGATAAAGCTGTTGAGGTTCGACTTGCCGATAGTAGAAAGCGGGGCAAGCGCGTCTGCAAGCCGACCAAGCGAGGAAAAATCAGTCCCATTCAGAGACCGTACCGCTGTACCGAGATTGGTAATCTGATTTGCCACAGAGGACGAGAGCTTGAGGTTTCCGCAAGAGGAAAGTGCCTGTAAGCCCTGCGCCATCTTGTTCAGACTATCCGCGTTGGTGGAGCTGATACTGTTCAGCGCGGTATTCAGCGTGGTAAGCTGTTTCGCAACTGCGGTCAGACCAACTCCACCTTTGGTAGCGGATTTTACTTTACCCAAAGAAGAAGCAAGCGCGTCTAATTGTGCTACGGCTGATGTAGCACTCGATTGTACTTCAAGTTCTAACTGCTCGATTGTAGTAGACACGGTTCTCACTTCCCTTCAAATTTCTTGTTATGCTTTGCCATAAAGCCCTCGATAAGTGCTTTGCCCTTATCATAGGTTTTCTTGTCCTTTTCTTCCTGCTGATACTCAGCCTGTTTTTCCGTAATAGCAAACGGTTCTGCCAAGTACGGAGCAGGTTTTGTACCCTTTTTGGCAAAAGCATGGAGCAGAGGTGACACACGGGACAGAGCTTCGTAGAAATACGCACCCTGTAACCACATTTCTTGGTTTTTTCTGCTCGTTCGGAGTTCTTCCGCTTTCCGATAAAAAATCACCAGTCGGCAATCTTTGTCCCAATACTGTTCTTCGGTCATGCCGAGAGACAGGTAATACGGAAAAAGCTCCTCAAATTTCTCTCCGTAAGAGTGGAGGGGAGCAGTGGCAGTAACACCACCACTCCCCTCAGTGGAGGACAGCGGGTCACTCACCAAGTCGCTGTCCAGTTCAAGTTTCCCTTGCTTTCTTCGGGTTCTTCAACGAGGGTCATAATCGGCTCGTTATACATTTCTGCCAACTTACCGATAAGCTCCTCTTTCTTGGTGAGCTTAGAATAGATTGTGTCGATGGTGTCCTGCTTCACAAAACGATGGTGAGCAAGGAACGCACCTGCGAACAGTGCCGGGAGGGTACTCATGGGCTTTTCGGTGATTTCGGACGCGATAAAGCCCTTTTTCTCCATTTCTGCAACGGTTCTGCGGGTGTATTCGAGGGTGTATTCCTTATCCTCGAAAGTGAAAGTCAACTGTTTACTCATTGTTCTGTCCTCCTAAATTTTCTTTACTCTGCCACAGTGATAGGGGTAGACGGTGCGATAGTGACGGTCATATCAACGACCTCGTTCACGCCGCCGCCAACAGGGAACGCGGAAAGCTGACCCTTGAACTCGAACTTACCGTCAGAGCCAGTGGGAGTCAGTACGCCGCCGCTCTCAGTACCGCCGAACCACACCGCGTAGGACTCCTCCTTACCCTCAAGAGCCTTGAGAGTGGTGAAATCGTCTTTCGTGTAGTTTGCGGTGAACTCAAGCGCGTCAAGAGACTGAATACCGGGAATATAGGTCTGCATTTTGTCAGACAGGGTAGTGGTCTCCAACATTTCCGGCGCACCGCCAAGGTCGGGGAAATCCTTGATGTCGATAACCTTTTCATAGGTATCGCCCGTGCTTGCTTTCTTCATAAGAAAAATCTTATAGGTGGAAATAGCCATGATTTTTACCTCCTGTAAATTGTTTTATTTTTGGATATTACTGCCCGGTAGCGTCCGAGCATACGATAAATGGTCGCTTCGTCTTGGTTTGATACAGGTTCAAGCATTGTCCGAGTGAAGTTCAGTTCCAAAAGCCGTTCGTCAATGAACGCCGCCAGTGCCTTACACTCCGCTTTCTTACCCGATGTCTTATTAGAGTAGACATTCACCTCGTAGGTCACAGCCACATGATTTTCGTGTCCCTCCGTGGTCTGAGAGTTGCGGAATGTGGCATTATCTATCTCAACGATGGAGATAAAAGGAAACGAGGAGGGTGACTTGACATACTCGCTCATAATGAGCAGGTCGGGACATTTCTTCTCGAACGCCACATAAACCTTTTCCGATACTTCGTCAAAAATATCGTCTTCCATGTCAATCATTGAAACACCTCCCTCGATATTTCTGCGATTTCGTCACACACGGTCTTTACGGCGTTATACATCGGCATGGTGGCAGGTGCGCCGTGAGTCAAGCGTAATTCTCCGTCCTCATAGAACCCCCACACATCTTTCTTACCCATGCCTTTGCCGTAACTGCCAATGGTGAACCCAAGCTCAGACCCTTTCGGGTGAGGGGAAGTCCCCGCAGAGCCGTTGTAATGAACACCTGCACCGAACTCGACCCAAACCGCGTCTTCACCCCTTGCGATAACAAGGGTTACATTGTCTCGTTGGTCGATACTCACATCGACCTGTGCGGTACGCTGACCGCCTTTCAGTAAATCATCAACGACAGCTCCCGCAAATCCGTCCCGTGACAGCTCTGCAAGCCGTTCCGCTACCCGCGATCGTAAGAGGTCGGTCTTACGGATAATGTCCTGCTTATACTGTTCCAGTTCCCGTATCGCCCTGTCGATTTCTCGCTCTGACAATCCAAATCGGATAACCTTTTTACCCACTGACCGTCACCTTGCTTATCGCAATCGACACACAGTTCAGACTCTTTGCGACTTTCTTCACCACATAATCGTGCGGGGTAATGACTTCGCCCTCATCGTTTGTAGCAAGCGTACCGTCAGCATTGAGTTCCGGTAGAGTATCGACCCACAGGATTGAATACTCGTCAATGGCGGGAGTCACGAAATCCATCACAATTACCTTGTCATAGGTCTCGTTCTCGCCAAACTGCCGTGTCTGCGTTTCGCCCTTGGCGGCTGAGATATTAGCGTGTTCCTCAATGGGATTGCCGTGAACGACCTTGTACTGACCCGTTTTCCTGCCTTGCCCGTTGAGGATAGGTTCTCTACCCTTGTAGAGCGCATAGTAGAATTTGACCTTGTTTCGGTTCATGCACCTCATCGAATCACCCCGCAATGTGGAGTGACCGCCTTGAGCATGGACGCGGGAACATCGGCGTTCTCATACTGCCTTGTAATGCCGTTCTCCGTGTGGGAGGTCTGACCCTCCGCACCACGCTTGTTCAGCATATAGGCGGCAATCTCAACTTGGAGATAATCGTACTTGGCAGGTACTTCGGTCACAGTATCGTCATACGGGAAAGCCTTGGTGATGATTTTGTTGCCCGACAGCTTGAGGTAGGTGGACAACACTTCGTCCGTATCGGAATCACCGACCATAGCTTTCAGAGCCGCCAGTTTTTCAGCGTCAGTCATGTTGTCCACCTCCGTTTCATCAAGCAATCTCGTACCAACCCTTGGTCTTCGGGTTATCTCCCTCCGCGGGGGTCACGGCGATATAGCCGTTACCGACCTGCTCATAGTAGGTCTTACCGACAGTAACAGTCGTGTCACTGGACTTGGTAGCCGTACCCTTGAAAATCTTCACGCACTTGGTCTCGTCCGTCAGAGCGGGGAGATAATACTTGCGGCTGATGATGGTATTCTTACGGGTATTCGCGTCACTGGAATCGCGGGGAGGAGTCTCAACCTCGACACCCTTTTTATTGAACAGGGTGACAGCTTCACGAGTACCCATGATGATAGTGCCGGACACAGCGTCTTTCTTGGTGTAAATGTTCACACCCGCCACAGTGCCGATATAGCCCGTCTTGGCGAACGCTTCCACATACTGCAAAGTGTCTTTCAGTGCCTTACGCAGAGTAGCTACATCAGCAGGGCAAACGAACGCAAAGATGGACACACCCTCAAGGTTCTCAAGGTTCAGCACGGACTGAGCGTCTGCAAAGCAGTCAAAGTCCAGTGCGGTAGTGACAACCACCTGCGTTGCCTTGTTGAACTCAGTGAAGATGTCCGCATTGACCGTGTTGAACATATCCGTACCCATGTGGCGAACGCCCACGGGAACGAGCATGGGGTCGGTCATTTCCTGCTCGTCATAATACTCGAAACGGTTCTGAGCAAGCAGAATACGGTACTCCTCCGGGGTGTAGGAAACCTCGATGGACTGAGTATTGCCCTCGCCCATACCGAGCTTCTGAGTACCGTTGGTAGCCTTGTAGCGGTTGATTTTGCGGAGCATACCCGCCGTACCCACCAGTGAATTGTCAACAGTACAGAACTGTTGCAGGTCAAGGTGGGAGTTATACTGGTCTTCAACCTCGTTGGAGAGGTAGAAATTATCGTAAATTACATGAGCCATTATTCTTTACCTCCTGTGTAAAGTTCTTTATATTCCTCCGCGTGTTCCTGCGAAAACTTGAGACGGTCTTCGGGGGACATTTTGCGGAGTTTTTCCAATGTCATAGTCTTGCTGTCCCCATCGGGAGTAGGTTTCGGAGTATCTTTCAGAGCTTCCGCACGAATCCTCTTTTCAAAGGAAGTGAGGTGCTTCTTCTGATTGGCAAAGACCTTTTCCAAATTGCCGTCTGCCATAGCTTCCGCTGTCTCATCAGCCAAACTTTCCTCATAGCCCAACGCGACCAATTTCGCCTTGTTCTTGGAGACCGCGCTCTCACGCAGGAGCTTGTTGTACTTTTCCTCAAGCTCGTCACGCTCCTCTTTCTCTTTCAGCTTGGCGGCTTCGTCCTCAGAGAGCTTATCCCGCAGTTCCTTTTTCTTCTCAGCCAGTTCGGAAGCGGTCTTGTCGAACAGCTTCTTATCCACATAGCCGGAATAATCGGGGTCGGGAATGTCGTAGGCTTCCAACGCCTTGAGCTTGTCCTCTGCGGACATTTCGGCATAACCCTCAATCTTTGTAAAATCAATCTTCGCCATAAAATATTCCTCCTTGCATTTTTAAGTCTTCTTTGACTATTTTGTTGCGATTTTTGTTATGCGATTTCTCTACCGCACCGCGAAATTTATAAAGCGGCTTCTCTGTCGCTGTTATATCAAGCGGCGTATTGCCACCTGTAACCATAAGCTGTTGGTTTAACACCGTGACAGCATCGAGCCACGAAAGCGGCGTTATAGCCGAGAACTCTCATTATCTCGTTGAGCGATACCCACTCACGAATGAGATTTCCTTGTAAATCCAGTTGAATTACTGCTTTGCAGTTTGTATTTCGCTTGGATTTACTTATTCTTTCGTTTCTCGTTCCAAAATTGTTGTTATACAAGCAATCACACCATTCGAGATTTTCAACACGATTATCGGTCTTGTTCTCGTTGATATGATTAACTTGAGAAACCCCCTTGGGATTATCGAGAAACGCTTGTGCTACCATTCGATGAATATGACCGTTGGACTGTTTGCCGTCTTTACTCAAGCAAACTCGCAGATACCCGTCCTTATCCATAACAGGGGTAAGGTTGCGAACGATACCCCAATTATGATAGTTAAGGCTTCTGACATTTCCAAGGTTACTCACCTCGTATATTCCCTTGTACTGTTTGACTGGTTTCCAAATTTCCATCGGTGTTTCCATCTATCTGTGCTTCCTTTTCCTGTTCTTCGACATATTTCACACTCATGGTGTAAGCTCTCTCAGCGTCCACGAATAGTCCGCAGTGTTGGAAAGCAAGAAGCGGATGGATTTTCGGATTGTCGAGCATGGTCGTAAGTACCTGCGACTTGCTCTGAATATTCTCGTAGTTGCGGCGAGTAAACTGGATTTCAATGTCCTTAAGGGCAATATCAAAATCACTCAGCTCACGGCAGATACGCAACACGAGCTTGAGCATTTTCTTCTCAGCCTTTTTGAACATATTTTCGCTGTCTTTCGCTCTCGCTTCTGCGAGAGACCAACCGTCTCGCAGAAGTACCGCCGCGCCAGTATCGCTTGTAGAGCTACCACCGTTACGGTTCGGCATACCACAAATCGTGAGAATGGAGTTGTAGCAGTCCTCTTTCAAGGTCTGCGTCTGCGTCTGATTGAGGTCAGTCGTGACAACACCTACATCGGCGTTCGCGCCGTCCACAGATTTCACCTTAATTGCACCGAGGGTAAGAAACTCCTCGTACTCCTCTTTGGTGATGTCACAGTTGATAAACTTGATAAACGCCTGTACCACCTGTTCCACACCGTCCATACGGTTGGAGGTGATGTTGTTCATCGTATCGAGGAGGGGGAGAACAATCTCGAACGAGCCAAGCCGAGCATTATTCGCCGGGTACTCGAAAATGGGAATCATGTTCAGCGCATGAGGGGTGGACTCTTTCAGAATACCGTCCTCCACGAGATAGTAGCGGTTCTCCGTATAAATGGAGTAGCGTGTAATCTCGTTATCGTCCTTGCTGTATTTCACCGCCATAAGCGGCTTATTGCCGATTTCGTTGGAGTACACCACAAAGGTATCTCGCGGGTCGAGCGTATACAGCTCGAACGGGGACTCGTCTTCCTCTCCCCGTGCGTCCGGCAGAACCAGTCGGAACGCCGTACCGCAAATCATCTGCCATTCCACGATTTCTTGGTCTTGGGCGGCTTTATCCTCTGCGAACATCAGCTCATTCAAGCGGGTAATTGCCGCCGTAACGGACTCCTCGCCGCTTTTGCCGACATACTGGATAGGTTCACCGCACAGATACCCGACCTTAAAGGACACGATTTCATTTGCGCGGTTCTCCACAATTCGGTTGCAGATTTCCGGGCGAACCTCTTTCGTGCGGTTCAAAATCGGTTGCTTCCCCTTGTAATACTCCCAAAGATAATCAATCTCCGAGCGATTCAGAGCGTGAATAGACAATGCTTTGAGCAACACTTCCACGACATTCTCATCTGTGATTTCGGTAACGCTACTCTTAATGACCCTGCGCCCGAACATCTGACGGGTCTCCGAAACAGGCTTGGAAGTGTCAATCACATTCCCCACATTTGTCCCTCCTCTCTGAAAACTGAAAATGACGCACGACTGCCGAGAACATTTGCTCTCGCGCAATCATGCGCCACTCAAAATAATCTATTTCTACACTTACAATTCTGCCACAACAATTCTAAAAAGTCAACCTTATTGTTCTTGTTTTGCGAATTATTTGTGGAAAACTTTGTTGAAATTGTGAATTACCAAGGTCGCTTGAATACTTCCACTTTCTGACCGCTCAAAGACTGTGCATATTCGGCAAGCATAGCCATACCGTCCGGCACATCATCATGCTTGTTCTTACCCGCCACCGTGTAGGAGCAGAGCATATCCATCATTTTGCCGTAGTCCGATTTTCTCTGATAGAGAGAAGCGTCCTTGAACAGACAATGCTCCTTAACCCATGCACTGTTGACGATGATTTTCGTTTCCTTGTTGGCGGTAGTGAACTTGGTGGTAATATGGGTAATTCCGTTTTTCTTCTTGACTTCCTCCTGTATCTTCTCAGCCACCCGCCGACCTGCGGAATTGGACTCAAAGCGACAGGACTTGACCTTATCGCGCACAAGGATTTCCGTCAGCCGAGCGTCCACAACATTCGGCAAGCCGTTGTCACACACGCAATCGTCAATATAGTAATCCTGCCCGTACACATACGCCACAGGGAGAAATGCGTAGTCCGCACCCTTGTCTTTGGTGTCACAGATACCGATAATCGCGTCCGGGTCTTCTTTGGGAAGCTCAAAATATCGGCGTAGCTCGTCTTGCGAGTAGACCAAGCCCTCACGCTCAATCGGTTCGTTCATATACAACGCCCTCCACGAAACATCGTCCATAATATTGCGCTGTTCCCGATAGAAGCGGGTGGAGAACCCGACACCGTAGGCGTAATCGAAATTGGACTCATCGTTTTCGTCCATAGCGGGTACGACAATGAATTTCGCCTTGTCGCTGTCTATATACTCTCGCTCCAAACGACCAATCACATCATGTACCGACCATCGTGTAGCGATATGAAGCTCCTTACAGTGGTCTCCGATTTTACGCTGTCTCAAGTCCGTGGTATAGGTCTCCCACAGCTTGTCAAGACGCTCTTTAGAAAGCGCGACCTCGATACCCGACACCAAATCGTCACAGTAGAGGAGAGTGGCGGCACGATATAGACCCGCGTTACCTGTACCGATAGAGGTAAACTCCAATGTTTCAAAACGCTGTCGCTTATCAAGGTCGATACGACAATCTTTTGCGTTCGTGTTAGAGACCTGTATATCGGGGAATACATCGTGCCACAGGTAATCACCATTCGCGTCAAAGATACGCAAACACTCATCGTACACACCGCGCACGAACGAATTGGAGTGAGAGCCTGTCAGCATGGGTTCGTTGGGGATTTTCCCGCCAAGCCAAGTGAGGTAGAAGATAGCGAGAGTGGTCTTGCCACTGCCGGGAGGGAGAGAGACCGCAAGCAGGTCAAGTTTATCGTCCGCAAGCTCCTGTAGCGCGTCTACCACCTGTTTCAGTACCTTACGGCGCGGCGGGTAGAACTTCTTTTTCGGTTCTCTATTCCACTCTACATAGAGCAGATAGCTGTCAAAATCATGCGGCGCGGCGGCGAGGAGAACCCGCTTGTGTAGTCCGTACAGCTCCTTGACTTCCTGTTCTGAGGTGAGTGGGTCACTGATACCTCTCTCACATTCAGCGGAGAGGAGCTTGAGATACCTCACGCCGAGCGGAATATCTGTTTTCATTGCTTCCTTGCACATATAGAGTAGGTCTTCCCATGTCCGAAACAGGTAAGCGTCCTTTTTTATTTTTTCGAGAATTTTTGAAAGTAGCTGTTCCATTTTTACCTCCTGCAAAAAGAAAAGCGCATGACTGGTCGAGGTCAAACCCTCAATCGCAATCATGCGCCATTCTAATAATCTTGTTTAATCGACTTTTACGATGGTGCAGTTATACCACAATTCGGGTGCAACGCATTTGCCTGTAAAAGTCAGTGTATCGCCTATATTCAGTTTCATTACCTCGTCTTTCAAATCGCTCTGAAAGTTCGCGCAAAGGGAAAAACTCTCACCATCGAGGTCAATCGTCATATCCACATTGTAGCCGGAGTAACCCTCTCGCAATCCTGCCTGTTCAATACCGACCACCTCTGCGCTTATCTCGTAGCGATTGTCCTTGTAGGTATCTTTTGCCCTAACCTCGTTGGTACGGTAATCGCTTACCATTTCGGCGAAATCAAGTTCCTGTGCCGATTGTGAAACAAGGTCTTGGTTCTTGATAGGATTGACCGAAATATCAACCGCAAAGAAGATGATACAGGCAATCGTGAGAGCCAAGGACAGGATTATCCCCAATCTCTTTTTCATTGCCAAGAACACAATAAAGCCGATGAAACCAAGTGCGATACCGCCAAGCATAATCCATAAAAATGTTGTCATTCTATACACCTCTCAAACATTCTCTTACACGCGCATACCAAGTTGCACGACAGATACCCATTTCCTTACAAGCTCGTTCAACTGTTATCTCTCCATTTTTCCAACGAGACACATAAGAGTTAAAATTGGCAGGACACTTTTTATACCGCCCATCGGTTTTCTTTCCGTGAGCTTTTGCAACCGCCTTTCCAGTGGACAACCGTTCAATGATTTGGTCATGCTCAAACTCCGCAAAAGCAAGAAGCATTGTTACCATCAATTTTCCCATAGGAGTATTATCGGCACGACCCATGTTGAGGATTTCAATAATGATACCTTTTTCATGCAATTTTTTAATGAGGGTAACACCCTCTGCGGCAGAGCGAGAGAACCTGTCCAACTTTGTAACCATCAAAGTATCGCCTTTTTGTATTTTGGCGAGAATTTTCATTAGTTCCGGGCGGTCGGTGGCCGTTCCTGTATAGGCTTCGTGATAGACTATATCGCAACCTCGTTCTCGTAAAGCGACTGTTTGGGCTTCAATACTGTTTCCGTCTTTCGCCTGTCCAATAGAGGAAACACGAGCATATCCATAAATCATTCTCTCAACCCCTTTCTACGAGCGTTCTGTATCTATAATGAGCAGTCTGTGTCTTGGGGAAACCCCTGTAAAATAGCGGTGTGAGCGGTTGAGCGGTCTTTTAATCAAAAACCTCTTTATATACACGCGCATATGCAATAGTTTATAAAGGAATTACCGCTCACCGCTCAAAGTGACCGAAAAGCCAAGCAAAATCAAGGACTTCAAGCCGAGCGATAGGGTGAGCAGTAAGCGTCTCAGACCGCTCTTTTATGGGGTGTACCGCTCACTTGTATTACTGTCATACATCTGTCCCAATCTCGAAACTGTTTTCCGGCAGACGAGTATTCCTTGGAACAAGAATAATCTTGTAATCCATAGCTTTGAGCATTTCGTTAAGTTTGGTTATGCTGATATTTTCCTGTTTGAAGCGTTCTGACAGGACATTTGATTTAATCCCAAGTCTATCACAGAGCATAGATGGCTTTACTTCTCGAAGTTTCATAATTTCTCGCACAGCAGACATTGTGTTCATAGCAATTTCCCCTTTCTATGAAATTGATTATAGCACAGATATTTCTGACTGTCAAGATATTTCTGAGGTCTTTTTGAAATTTTCGGCTACTCACCGCACTCCCTCGCCACGCGCCGCCGCTCGGCTTTCCCCCTCCGGGGGTATGCCCTCACGCGCCGCTCGCCCCGCTGTCAATAGCATTTCGCGCCCTTGACAGTACCGCCAAAACGCGAAAAACAACCCTATTGAACGCGCCCCGCGCCCCTGTCAATAAACTACACCCATACGACAGCGCACAACGCCATAGAACGCCCCACAACGCCCCGCAATAGCGGCGGGAGTATAGGGACATACCCGAAATAATAAAACGCTGTAGAACGCCATAGAACGCCCCATAAAGGGCATAATATAAGCGGGGTATATCCTTATACCCCTAACACAATAAAGCCCCATACAACGCATTACAGCGGCTATAATGGGGCATAGGAAAAGCCCCGCCAATAATAGCGGAGCTTGCCTGTCATTTATTCAATTTCAGCAATTCAGCCAATACCACCAACGGAAAAAGCAATATACAAATTACAACCATGCGCTGCCCTCCATTATGCGAATGTAAAGCGGCGGCTTTCCGTTGTCCGGGTATATTTCGCGGCTATTTCGGGCGCGTCTTTCTTTAGTGCCGTTGTATCAATGCGGGAGGAAACAACCGCTTTATAGCTTGCCTTGTGTTCCGTTCCCGTCAAGCTGTCAACGCCTGTTTTCCTCATATACTGTTTTAGCGCGTCTTTCAATGCGTCAATGTTCGCGGCTATTTCCTCACCCATGCGAATATATTCCGCTAATTCTTTCATAGTGCTGTCAATGTTCATTGTAAAACCTCCTGTAATTTGAATATTTCAGCATTTCGCAACATAGAAACGAATATGTAAAAATGGCGATTTGTGCGCGGATTATATCCACAATAACCCATATCATTTTTATACACCCGGATAATATCGCCGGGGCGCGTTTCCGTTGTTTCTATGAGCATTTCGCCCATTATCCGGGTAAAATGGCGGGGTATTCTATTGTTTGCCATTATCCCACCTCCCGCGCAAAACGCGCCCCGAAAAACCAATAGGTTTTATTTTTCGATATTTCCACAATATCGAATTTTTCCGCAAACATGGCTTTATCACGGCTTGACGGGGGAATTGTGGCGCGGCGCGTGTTGTTCCTGTTAGCGTATTTTAGCAACGCTTTTTTATATTCCGTTTCCGTCAATAATTCAGTACCAACGAATATTTCATAATCCCGCGATAATTTATAATTATCATATTGCGGTTTTACCCTGTAATATCGCATAACTAAACCCCCATTCTAATACATTCATCAAGCGGGATTTTGTACCCATGCACCCGGAAAAATGCGCTATCTTTCCCGTTTGCGGGGTAGTAGATTTTGCAACGGTGGAAACGCCGCGCGGCTTTCCCGCCATACCAACAGCCGGACACGCAATAAACAAAATCGTCAATGCCGTATTCAAAACCCTTTATTTCAAGCCCATTCAAGCCGCTGTAATATGCAACGCTTTCCCGGCTTTCGCAATACTCCCGTTTATTCATGGCGTGTTACCTCCTCAATAAATGCCCGTTGTAATTCCCGCAATGCGTCCCGCTTTTCCTCATAACCGGAAATATAGCGAATTTTTTCGGCTTGCGTTTCGTACCGTTCCCGCAATTCATAGGACGGGCGAACATTCCCGAACGGCGCATAACCTGTTACAATAGCAACCCCGCCGCCCATATCGTAAATATCAGCCGCCCAGCCCTCCCG